GGCTCTGCCTTGTCCTTGATCCAGAACTTCTCAGGCCAAAAGTCGGGGCGTTCCAGCGGGGTGTCGTCTTCCGTGTCAGGGGTTTCAACGTGGCTGATGGCGCTTTGCTCTTGGCCCTCGGTTGTCTGCGGCTCCTCTACTTCAGCAGAGGCCAGCAGGCCGGGGTTGTCATTCGCTTCGCTCATTTAGATCGTGCCTTTTTAATGCGTAGTTCAATGTCGCGGATCACGCTGTTCTGTCCCTCTCGGTACTGTCCCAGCGATGCATCCGCACCGGGTTGCCAGCATGGACGCTCAAGATAGAACTCTCGCATCCACGCCAACACTTTCTGACCCTCGTCACTGGCGAACGTGCGCGAAACCAGCAGGTCAATATCTACGGCCCCCGCCTCTTTCTCCTGCGGGGTTGCTTCTTCTAAATCGTCCCATCCACTCATTGCATCTCCATCGGTGCAGCCTCAGCCGGGGCGGCCTGCTGCTGGGCCATAGCGGCCATCTGGGCCATCTGCTCGGTCATCTGCTTACGCTCGGCTTGGCTGGTACGCAGCGCAGAGGGAACCCCCAGCTTGTCCGCGATGTACTCCAGGGCCTCGCCAGACTTGATGGCCATCTGGCCCTCCGGCCCCATGCCCTGGGCAATCTGCATGAATTGCAGAATGTTGTTGATCTCGTCCATGTTCTGGGCCATGGCCAGGGGAGACACGGGGGAGACCTTCACTTCCAGGCCGTTGACACGCAGGGGCAGGTCAATCAGGCCAGCCTCATCCATGACCTCCAGCATCTTGGAGACGATGGGGATCATGGTCTCATTGATCAGGCGGCCAAAGGCAGAACCCAGGTTCTGGGCCAGCTCCTTCATGCGCTCGACAACCTCGGTGGCAGAGCGGGCGCTCATGTTGTCCGGGGGCAGGGATTCGTCCAGCAGCGTGCGCTTGATATTGGCCCGCATATCGTTGATCACGATCTGGCTGACATCAAAGTCACCCGAGCGGGGAAGGGGCTTTAAGGCCTCGCCCTGGGGGCCGCCATTGCGGGCCACGGGGATGATGGCACCGGGCATGATCTTGACCGTGGCAGGGTTTAAAACCCCGTCATCAGCCGCCGTGTAGACCCCGGTGATGGCCAGGGCTGCGTTCTTGAGCAGCAGCTCCAGCGTCTTGTTCAGGGTCTTGATGTCCGGCAGGGCGGTGATCACAGGGCCACGGCCATAGATCTCGCCAGCCACCTTCATGTAGCGGCTGATCACCCAGGGGCTGGTCTTCTTGGTGCGATACACCAGCTCAGACTTGCTCTTTTCATGAATGACGTAATAGCCGAACTTGCCCGTCTGGTAGTCGTAGACGGTGGCCTCCACCAGATCAACCTCGGCGGTGGGCTTGTCGTCGATCTGCTTTTGCAGCTCATCGGGGATCTTGGCATCCTTCCACTGCTGGGCAATGGCCTCACCCTTTAGACGCATCTTGCGGTAGACGTTGTCTACTTGGCCGTTAGCGCCTTCCTCGAAAGAGACCAGATACTGCGGGACGGGGATGAAGTTGATGGGGCTGACGGCATCACCGGGCTGCACCAGCATGACAGCGGTTCCCACGGACAAGTCCAGCAGGAACTCGCCCATGGCGATGTCAAAGTTCGACTGCTTGAGGACAGCGAACATCTTCTCGTTGTACAGATCCAGGGCACGCTGGGCCTCGGGGCGGCGCTCCTGCGGGATCTCCGGCCCCGGCTCCAGGCGGCACCACTTGCGCTGGGGCGGGAAGATGCCCGACTGCAGGCGGTTGGCAAAGCGTTGGGTGCTGTTGATGGCGGTGGAGTCAAAGACCCGGCTCATCTTCTTGCGCCCGCCTACGTTGCTCTCGTAGTCGCCCGTGTACAGGTTGCGCTGGGGCAGGGCGAACTCGTAGGCATCCTCGTACAGGCTGCGAAAGTCCTCCTTGCGGTTGAGCGCCAGCTTCTGACGGGCCAGAATCTGCTCGACGGTCAGCTTAGTTGCCATTTTTCTTCCTTGCTTCGTATCGTTTCAGTAGCGCCCTACCCTTGGCGGCAAGTCGTGCAGCCGATGCTGCAGTGCGGGGAACAGGTTCGCCCCAGGCATTGGCAGCCAGGGCCAGCCGCGTTGGCTCACCGTTAGGCTTTTGCAGCGGGCCACTGGGGTTGGTGTAGAACCGGGTCAGAAAAGAGCCTTTGCGGCGCATCTTCTCGGGGGTGTCTGCAGCGCCTTTGACCCCAGGCTTGAGGTTAGCCCCCTCCTTGCGCTTGAAATAGCGCCTTCCGGCCTCTGTAAGGCCTCCCTCGGGGTTCTTTAGCTTGCTCATTCGTACCACTCCAGCGTCATAGAGGCAGCATGGGAGGTGCCGTTCACGTTGGTGAGCCTGAAGTGGTAGTTAGTCAGGGGCTTGAGGACGTATTCCAGCGTTGCCGAGTCCCCGCCACCAGACTTCTTGCCCACACCACCGGGGACAATCTGGCCATCCAGCTCAGTGCCCAGGCTGTTGATCGTCGGGTTGATCACCATGGCGCTCTGGCTAGGGTTGCTAACCGCATAGTTGCGATTGCGGTTGATTGGCGTGAAGGCCGTGCCGCCCGTGGTACTGCTGCCCTCGTACAGATAGAACTCAGCATCACCCTGGCAGAAGGCTTCCACAGACAGATGGGGGGTTACGCCAGAAGGCGAGGCCATCACGATGTCAATGCTAGCCAGGGCCGCCAGCTTGGCCGACACTGGATACAGCTTGTAGGCAAAGAAGGCCCGCCCGTCATGGTTTCGCTGGTGGTTTACGTCCACCGTGATCAGCGGAGCGTCAGCCCCAGCCACCACGAACGTGCCAGCGTTGTTCTTCTGGACGGGCGTGACAAACCGAGACTTGGTTGTCAGCGATTCCAGCTCAATCAGGGTGGTGGCCATGATCAGCTCTCGCCTTCACCCTCGGCAGCATCGTCCTCAAGGTCGGCAGCCAGCTTCAAGTCCATCTTGGTGACCTGCTTGCGGCCAGCCCTCTGGGCCAGCATCTTGGCCACCTTGCGCTGGAAGGGCGTAGGGGCGGCCATCTCCTCGTCCTCGGAGTCCTTGCCGTTGAGGTAGATCTCAATCTTCATTTCTTGGCCTTTTTCTTCATGGCCGTCATGGCCGCTTTCTTGAAGGCCTCGTCTGTAGGCGCACCGGGAGACCCAGGCTTTCGCATCTTTTCGCCGCTGCCCTCTTTGATGCGCTCACGCTTGGCGTGGATTGCAGCGTAGAGTCCTGGCTTCATTTCTTGACCGCCTTCTTAGCCTCAGACATGGCAATGGCCACAGCCTGCTGCTGGTTCTTGACCACCGGGCCACCCTTGCCAGAGTGCAGGGTGCCCGCCTTGTATTCGCGCATGACCTTGGAGACCTTGCGCTGCATCTTTTGCTTGTTGTCCATCACAGCCCCGACCCGAGGGTGCTACGCATGGGCAGGCCTTGCTCGGCATCAGCCCGCTCGGTAGACAGCAAACCACGCAGGCCACCCCGGCGGCGGGCGCGGGTAGAGGCCATGGCACGTTCAGCCAGAGCAGTCTGCTCGGCGGCCACGCCAGCCTCTTGCTTGGCGACAACGGCCTCTTGCTTGGCCAGTTGCTGACGCTGGATTGTGTTGGCTTCTGCGGCCTGGGCCGCTGCGGCTTTGCTGCCGCTAGACAGGAATGACATGGTTAAACCCTCGACATCAGATAAAAATCACTTCCATCTGGGCCGTACCGTCGCATCTTCGCTTCCAGTTCAAACCCAATGGCCTTGGCCCAACGGAAAGCACGCTGGTCATCACATCTTACGTTTAGCTGTAAGCGCCTCAAATTGCCCGCTATCACTCTGTAATCTCGGTAGGCAATGGCTATTTTGGTCATGGCAAGCGGGTGCTTCCTGGCTCTTTCCTCCAGTAGGCACCACATTTCTTCCAGCCCTTTCCAGATGCTGACCGAGCCAAAGCAGGCCGCCGGGGTGCCATGAAGCAGGACAGTGATAGCGTGTCCGGTGGCTGCCTGGGCGGCCATCAGGCTGGCAAAGTCCAGGTTGTCACGCATGGCTATCGATGACGCATTGCCGATACGCATAGTCAATGCGTGTGCTGGGTTGAATGGCACCAGCACGATCCAAGGCGGTAGCTGCGGCAGCAGCTCATCCAAAGATATCGAATTCACTGTTTGCCACCGTCTGGGCAATGAAGGGAGTGCTGTTAGGCTTGGCGTTGCCCCGGATCATGCGGTTGTACTCCCCTCCACCGAGCATCAGGTAGCCGAATGAGTCGCCAATGTGCGAGTGCTCGTTCTTATTAGGTGCATCCCTGAAGCGTTCCTGGCCCGCACCGACGGCTACACGCTTAAAATGGTACCCGCCGCCCAGGGCCTTGCGGAGGAGCTTGCATTCCCTGTTAACAATCAGGCCGGGTTTACCCTGAATCAGGCGCTGCATGGGGGCTGCTGCAGCTTCCCGGCGCACCTTGAAGTCGTTGGAGGCCGTAGGCTGCGCCCGCAAGCCCAAGGTCTTGAGGAACTCAAAGGCTGTGACCTCATAAATAGCATCCCTGGCCTGACCAGCGGGGTCTCCCCAGACCAGAACTTGGTGATTGGGGTAGCGTTGATTCAGTTCTGCCAGCAGTTGCAGGCCAAAACGCTCCAGCCCCATGTCAAAAGTCACAATTTCTTGGTGAATTTGCCACTGGCCGTTAGGCATACGCTGTCCGATGGTGGCCGCAGGGGTCAAACCGAAGTCCAGACCGAGCTGGATGGGCACTGTAGGGTCTACTACGGTGTCTCCAGACATGGAAGCATCGTCATATTCCGGCCAGACAGGGCGGCCTTCCTGCACATAGGTGTACAGACCCCCGGCATAGCAGCGAATCCAGTCTAGATTCTTGCCCAGCAGCATCTGCGGGTAGTAGCCAGCGGGCAGATTGTTGATGTTCTCGGCCTTGGGGTTGACCTTCCACCACTTGCCAGC